TCGGTGTAAGTCACGGACGACAGAAACGGCGAAATATCTTTTGTAACGTCTTTACCCGCAATAGTAATTTTCGCGGCTGTCCTTCGAGTGTTCATGTTTTTCACTCCGCTCAAAACAATTATGAATTATGAAAACAATTAAGAATTATGAATTAAGAATTAAAAATTATTTGTCTCAACATTCTTAATTCTTAATTCTAAATTCTAAATTATTTCCATGGCGGGAGCGAGTTAATTTTATCCGCCGAAATGTCAGGAATATTCAGCTCAGCCCCTGCACTGAAAATAAAATTCTTCAGCTTGTCACGGTTCGCGTTTAAAACTTTCTCCGTATATTTGCAGTCGCCGTATTTTTGAAATGCAACTAAATCAAACATATCGCCGCTCTTTGTGGTGTAAGTATCCATAAAATTTTCTCCAGTTAAAAATTTTTTGTATAATTCGGGTTGCTTGCTAAAGGGTCGGACTATCTCTTAGTTCTTAAGGCTGAGAGGTGATAGCAGTGGATATTCTAGTCGAAAAAATTTTTTTCAAGAAATTTCATGCAAAACTTTTTCGTTGCAGTTCATGCTTATATTCCGCAAATTCATTCTCAAAAACATTTTTCAACATCGGAATTGACTGCACGATACCATTTTGAACGTCATCGGCGTCGGCGTTGCCTTGAATGTTTATCTCAAATTTTAAATCTATCGGCGACGAATTATCAAAAGTATTCGTCGAAGGTGAAATTTCATCTGCAAGACTAGACAAAATCCCGCCGCCAAAAGATATCAGGCAAGCTCGGCAAAAAGTCCATCGCACTTCGTACCCGCTCAAAAAATCCGCCAAAACTCGGCACGGGGTTTTTGCGTTTCCATTCGTCCAGCTGAGCCGCCTTCTTAGAGCGACTGACTTGTATATCGTCGGCTTTAGTTATGACGTTATCTTTCAACCCGTGAAGCCCTATGATATTGCCCAGCTCGTCATATTTCGGACTTCGTGCCGATACTGAATCATCGCCCGGACTGTCAAACGTTGCAGAAGTTTCTTTCGGCAAAACTCCCAGCATTTGACCTGCTCTTTGCCACAAAGATATTGCCCGCGTCGATTTATCAAGCGGAATTGCCGCCTCAGGTGATTTTTCTGCAAACCAAGTTAAAAATGCTCCCCTGTTATAAATTCCGCCTTTAGCATTCGCCGCAGGTTTAGCCGCCGCCGCACTTGCCGCACTAGCCGCCGCCGATTGCATTGCTGATACTGCACTGCTCGCCGCACTTCCCAAACTCGATACAGCACTCGCCGCCTCTGATGAACTCGACGATAAACTTTGCAAGCCGCCGTTTGTGGAAGATAAAGCCGCGTTAAAACTCTGAAGACCTGCCGAAGTTTGAGCCAACGCAGAATTATTTTCTGTCAGCGTCATATTATTCGCCGAAAGTTGAGTCTGAGCCGTCATGAGTTCGGGATTAACCGTCATCATTCCGTTTTGAAGTTGCGTTATTCCTTCGCCCGTGCCTGCAATACTCGTTTGTAATGTGGTGACAGCCTCGCCCACGCCTTGCATGTTGGCATTAACAATTTGCGTAGATTGTGCATTAGCTTGTACAGCCGTCGCCGCCTGATCGGACGCACTGCCCAAATTATTAACTTGAGCTTGAGCCTGTGAAGTATCGACTGCAGGAGTCGCAGGAGTCGCAGGAGTGCCGAAACTTCCACCGCCTGAAGTACCTGCGGGAGTATTTCCTGCCGTAACGTTGCCGCCCAAAACATCGCCGTGATCCATAAAGTTTATAATCGCGTCGATAGGGTGAGCCAACGCAGATTTTAAAGTTTCCCAGCGAGCCATAATATAATTTACTGCGTCATCTATTAAAGACTTCGCCAACGTCGCAAAACCATGAACAGCTCCCTGCGGATCATTCCACGCCGCCGAAAGTGCCGCCGAAACTTGCGGGCAACATGTGGCAACGTATAATAAAGCCGCTCCTAATGCAACAACCGCCGCCACTGCCAAACCTATCGGGTTCATCATCATAACGGCGTTTAGTACAGTTTGGGCCGCCGTAAATACTGCCGTCGCTCCCGCCGCTATCCTTTGAACTATCGCCAAACCAAAAATAGCTTCTTTCAGTGCCACAATTCCCGTCGTCACAAAAGTCCACGCCGAAAATGCAACTGCCGCACCTGAAGCCAAAACTATCACGGTTGAAATTCCAGCCGCCAAAAGTCCTATCCACTGAACAGCTGTTTGATTTTGCTCCGCCCATTGTCCAAAAGAATTTGCAAAGTCCGTCAGCATAGTAGTGGCAACGCTTATCACCGGCAAAAATACAGTTCCGACCGAGTTCGCCGCTCCCGCCATTGCCGACTCAAACAAAGCAAATTTATTAGCCGTGTTGTCTCGCATAACTTCAGCAGTATCTTTCGCCCAGTTATCGACAACGCCCGAATCCAAATCTTTCATGTAACCTTGAAAAGTCTCGAAAGAATTTGTATCGAAAAACGCCGCCCAACCTGAGACCGCATTTTTGCCAAAAATTTTCTCCATTTTGGAAAGTGCTTGGCTTCTGTCCATGCTCTTGAAAGCCGCCGACATTTTTGCAAGTTTTTCTGACCACGAATCAGTTTGAGCAATGCCAAGACTTTGCATTTCTGCACTAGCCTCTGCAATTTGTTTTTGTGCGTCGCTCATAGAAATCGCATCGAGTTCGGCTAAATCTTTCGCGGCAGTTTTCGGCGGGGCTAAAATTCTCAAAATTCCGCTCCTCATTGCCGTGCCGCTCATAGAACCTTTGATAGCAGAGTTAGCCATCGTCATATTAACCGCCGCAATTTCATGAGCCGTCATTCCTGCCGCATGACCTACGGGAGCATTATACTTCAAAGCCTCATGAAAAGCAGTAGCATCAACATTAGACTGATTAGTTGCATATGCAAAAACATCGCCCCAATGTTTTGCCGCGTCGTAAGTTTTGCCCGCAATTTCTACCTGCTGTCCTGCCTTCATGCCCATTGCTTGCATTTCATCACTGAGCATATCGGCAATTTTTATAACGTCTTTTTCACCCGTAGCAGTTGCAACATCAATAGTCGGCTGAAGGACTGCGTTAATTTGCTCTTGATTCCAACCGCTCATCGCATATTTTTGTGCGGCTTGAGCAACTTCAGTCCGTGTAAATTCAGTAGTATCACCGAGCATTTTAATTGTATCGCCCATAGCAGTCATTTCTCTGTTGACGCGGTCAATATTTCCCTCGCGAATATTTCTGACCTGCGTAAGAGCTTTTAACTTGCTCATGGACTGCTCAAAAGTTACAGCCTCATCTACTGCCGCTTTGAACGGTGACATAATACTTCTTGCCGTATCCGTCGCACCTTGAAAATTCCCGTAAGCATTACTCAAATTCTGCGACGCTTGATTATGCCTGTCAAAAGTTTCCTGCCGACGAAAATTTATTTGATTCTGCCGCTCGATTGCCTGAGTAGTCCGCTCAATCTCTGCACGAAGTCTGGACTCATATGACGCAAGCTGACTGACATTAACGCCCGCTTGAGACATTGACCCTTGCAACTCTCTTAAAGCCGCCTGCTGGCTTCTTAAACGGCTCTGAAGTCTTGTCGTGTTTGTATTGTGCGAGGTTAAATTTCCCAGTGCAGATTTTTCACGCTCTTTTTGGTCGCGAAGTTCCTGCTGAGCCGCCCGAATCTGCGACTGCATTGTTGCCCGCTGATCCGCACTCATCGAAGATTTATTTTCTTTGAACACGGTTTTCAGACGTTGCAAACTCTGTCGCATTTGGTCAGTCTGCTTTTTCTGATTCTGATATTCCTGCGTTAATTGTGCAGTGCGTAATCTGGCACGAACCAATTCGTTTGAAGTCCCTGCAATCTGATCTTTGAGTTGCTTAAACCTGCCGACATCAGCCATCTTCTTCTGCAAATTGCCGAGATAGCCTTGAAGTTGTTGCATTTCTCGACTTTGACGCAGTGCCGAAATTCTTGCTTGCCGACTCAAGCCCTCAAGCTGACTTTGAGCCGCCCGCATTGCTCCCGCAAATTCTGAACTCAAAGCCCCGTTTATCCTGAATAAAACTTCAAACTCTTTTCTTGCCAAATTTGTCACCACCTTTTAAAATCTCCGCGAAGGAGTTGATTTTTATGTCTTGGTATAATATTGTCAGATACAGTACTTCACCTGATGCAGTCCGTTTCGCCTGTATGAACGGAATTACACAAAATCCGCTTTATATGCAGTGCGACTTGTGCGGAAATGATATTTGCCACATCCGCCAAAATCTCGAAGATAACGCCGATGTTATGAACACCGTCGCAAACTCGAAAAGAATGTTGAAACTCATGGACGAGATGGACGCACTGCAAAAATATTTTAATGAAAACCCGCTCGATTATTCCAAAATGACCGACGCGGAATATTTTCAAGCCGCCGAAGAACGCCATAAACGACTCGACGACCTTCAACGCAGAATAGACGCTTGCGTAAAATGATTTTATTTTCTGCGACGTTGAAGTAATTTGTTCTGCCGCTGAATTTTCGCATTGATAATTTTAATCCAGCTTTGAAGTGAATAAATCGGACGACTAAGCCAAAATTCAACGCCGCCCCAGTCCTTTAAGTCTATTGCAATTTTTCTGAGCTCTTCGACAATATTTCTTCCGCCAAAGAGCCGAATAAAAAATTACTCGTCTTACTCATCACCGCAGTATATTTCGCAATCGGCAAATCTTTAATATCGTGCGGATTAACTTTTAAAGCCATTGCCGCATTCTAAATTCTTAATTTAAATCAAGGTTGTAGTCGGTTTTCTCAAAAACCTTAGCCGAATTGATACCGACAACGCGAGCCCCTCCTTTGTCTCCGATAATCGGTTGGGTATTTTTGGCAAGCGTGGCAACCGCTTTGATGTCGTTGGCTGTCAAACTCGGTTTAGGGTTTTCGAGAGTGACGGTACGAGTATCGCCGTCATAAAAGCCAAACTCCATTTTGAGCTCGTTAGAGCTTTTGATCGTGTCAGCCATTATTCTCCGCCTCCTTCATCGTCGTCATCGTCATCGCCGTCCAACGCTTCATTTAAGCTGGTGCGGTCAATGCGTTCAGTGTCGACATAAGTGTTGGAAGTGAGTGAAACTAAGCTCTGCGAAAAAGTTGCAAGGTCGCTGTTTGAAGCGGACGGGTTCGCATAAGGAACAGACTTTTGAAGAGCTTCATTATTGGTATCGAGCATATGTAAAACTAAAGTAGTCTTTGCCATGATATGTTACTCTCCTTTCTAGTCGTTCAAGTTAATTTCGGTCTCATTCGTTACAACGATATGAGCCGCAGTAATGCCCGTGCAAGTAGAGCCGCCATCGGAAAGATAAACGCCTTGCACGTCAGCCGGATCGAAATTTTTAACGCGAGTGCGAATAGTTTCAATGTCCGCCGCAGATACGGCAAGCGGGCCAAATTCTAAGTCGCGTTTCGTTTCATCAGCAAAAGAAGTTGTAAGTTTGAGAGTTGCTTTAGACATTATTCAGCCACCCCCTGAGTAATCGTTTTTACTGCAGAAATGCTATCGAAAGAGCCGCCTGCAATATCACGAACCTATGAAAAAAAGTCTGTAAATAGCTTTCTATGGTAAAATAAAAATTATCATGGGAGGAATTATTTATGGTGAAAAAAGCAAAGCCGCCTGCAATCGTAATGACGGACGGAAAAAGAGAAATTATCCGGCAGCTTTTGAGTGAGTATGAGATCAAAACTGCGGAAGATATTCAGGAAGCCTTGAAGGATTTGCTCGGCGGCACGATAAAGGAAATAATGGAAGCGGAGATGGGTTATCATCTCGGCTACGAAAAATCTGCCCGTTCAGATTCCGACAATGCTCGCAACGGTTACAAATCCAAAAGTGTTCATTCGAGCTACGGTAATTTTGAGTTGGAAGTGCCTCAAGACAGAAAATCAACATTCGCGCCGCAAATTGTTCCCAAGCGTAAAAAGGATATTTCCACGATTGACAAAAAAATAATCTCGATGTACGCGAGGGGCTTGAGTACACGGCAAATCTCGGACACTATCGAGGAACTTTACGGCTTTGAAGTTTCCGACGGCTTTATCAGCGACGTGACCGATAAAATTTTGCCGCAAATTCAAGAGTGGCAGTCTCGACCGCTCGAAGCGGTCTATCCCGTCGTTTTTATCGATGCAACTCATTATTCTGTGCGTGACAACGGAATTGTGAAAAAGTTGGCGGCGTATGTGATTTTGGCGATAAATCTCGACGGTCGCAAAGAGGTTCTGAACATAGAAATCGGGGAGAATGAGAGTGCGAAATATTGGCTCGGAGTCTTGAACTCGCTGAAAAATCGCGGCTTGAAAGACATTTTGATTTTATGCGCGGACGGACTGACCGGTTTGAAAGACGCTGTCGCCACTGCTTTTCCTCAAACCGAATTTCAGCGTTGCATCGTTCATCAGGTCAGAAATACTCTCAAATATGTTTCTGCAAAAGACCGCAAGGAATTTGCCGCCGACTTGAAAAAAATTTACACCGCACCCGATGAAAAATCCGCCGCTACGGTTCGCGACCAAGTTGCCGAAAAATGGGCAAAAAAATATCCGCACGCGATGAAATCGTGGCAGACTAATTGGGATGCCATTTTGCCGATTTTCAAATTTTCGCCGACGTTGCGTACCGTCATTTACACGACGAACGCAATTGAGAGTCTCAATTCGACTTACCGGCAACTTAATCGCCAACGCTCTGTATTTCCTAATGACACTGCTCTTTTGAAGGCGTTGTTCCTTGCAACTGAGCAAGCTACCAAAAAGTGGACTATGCCTATTCAAAATTGGGGCGTAATTTTCGGCGAACTTTCTATTATGTTTGGCGAACGTTTACCTTTATAGAATTTTATCGGAGGCTTATTTACAGAAATTTTTTCGCACACCCAATATCACCGACAAAAGCATTAAATACAGTGTTAGCCTCTGCAAGAGTCGCCGCCGCTTTAATGCCCGGAATAGAAATCTGCTTGGTCGCTGAAGTCACCGTATCGCCTGACTGTGCAATGTTGCCGTCAGCCGTTACGGGAACTTTCATTTTGACCGAAGAAGTATAAGCCGTTGCAAATTCAGCCATAACAATTCCCTCCATGTTCGAGAAATTTTTTGCATGAACGGCGGCGTAATGTGTTTGACGCTTTACGAATTAAGAATTATGAATTATGAATTAAAAATTATTTTCCCATTCTAAATTCTAAATTCTAAATTCTAAATTAAAATTAACGTCCGATGTTGGAGCGAGTATCTGCAAGAAAATCCTCACGGTTCACGCGGAAAATATAATTAAATTTGTCATACTCAATGACTTCCCTTGAATCAATAGAAATCTTAATGTAGTCAATGCCAAGCACAGTTTCAGACTCAGTTTCAGATGCACGCTCAAATTTTCCCATCGTCATTTTATGAGGAACGCCACGCAAGAAAATTTTCACCTGCTGACCTCTGAACTCACCGCGACCCGAATCATAAACGTTTTGACTCCCCAGCAAAGTCAGCTCGTGAGCACGGTGACCAAAAAGAAATGTCAAATTAGTGTTCACCGCGTGCCAGTGTAAAGTTACTTCCATATCCTCAAGCATGCCCGGCGACGGCATCGCAAAATCTCCCGCAATGCCCGCCCCGCTTATGTCCGTGTTGATTGTAGAAAATTCGGGCAAGTCTATGGTTACAAGTCCGATCAAACGCCCGCCATTTTGATAAGCCTCAAAAATCGTTAAATTAGATGCAAGCTCATTTATAGCCGCAAATCTTTGAATATCAAACTTCATGTTTTTCACTCCGTTCAAAACAATTATGAATTATGAATTAAGAATTATGAATTATTTTCCCATTCTTAATTCTACATTCTTAATTCTTCATTCCCTCAAGCTCCGTTCAAAACAATTATGAATTAAGAATTATTTTCTCATTCTTAATTCTACATTCTAAATTCTAAATTAAAAAAACCGCCTTGTTTAAAGCGGTTTACTTAAGATATTTTTTCAGTTCGTTATAAAAATTTTCACGCGAGCCAATCATTATGACTATCGAAAGAGTTCCGTCAGGCTTGACTTCGACTTTGTAGGCTATTCGGTAATCGGTCTTTTTGTATCGAAAACCATACGCATAAACGCCCGATAAGTCGCCTGTCTTGACTTGCCCTTTCGTAGGATTATTTTTTATTTCTTCCAGTGCATTTTTGAAAAGCTCTTTTAGTTTCGCGTCATTCAGTTTCTTCAAAAATTTTCGTGCAGGCGGCAAAATTAAAATCTCATTCATTAAAAACCTCGTCCATAGAATAAGATTCTCCGCCGCTCTCTGCAATAATATTCTCCAGCATTTTATTTAATGCAGTCGGCACTTGCTCACGAACATTTTTGAATTTCTCGATAAGCTCAGAGCCTTCAAAACCTTGCGAAACTAAATCTGTTAAAATCTCTTCGTCAAATTCACCCGTCACCATGACTATCACCCCGCGAAAATTCTATACGAATTTATTTTTCACGTCAAGAAAGCAAGTCCGCAATATATGACGGGTCATATTCCATAATAAACGAAATTTCTTGTGCAGGACTCGGCACATTGATATAAACATGGAAACGAATAATGCCCGCCATCATGTCCGTCGTAGTGTTATCAGTTGCCAAAAGTTCAACACGCCCGCCCAAAATCGCACCGCGTGCCGCCAATCCGTTCAGCCAAATATTAGCCGAATCAACCACAGACTCAATCAAACGTTTATTTAAAGGATCGTCTATCTTACTCCAAAATTGAATGACGAGAGAGTTACTTATCCAGTTAAACATTCTGCGAATCGGTATGAAATAGTCTTTGACATCTCCCGAATCAGGCTTAGAGCTTGTATAGTTGCCCCAGCTTTTCCAGCCGCCCGTAAAGTTCAACGCCGTAGCAATTCCCTCACCGTTTAAATAGTTGGCTTGCCGGATCAACAAGATTTTTGCTGTTCTTGTATTCGGGTGCGTTTGTGTAGTTTATAACTTCGTCGCTCGGAATGTCACAAATCGCAATCGCTCTAAAGACAGAGTTTATATTTGTGCATTTCGTTTTCATAATTGCGGCAACCGCAGGAGACTTAGAGAATTTCGGAGCAAGTATAATATTCGGTACAAGGCGGAAATTCGGAAATACGTCCTCGATAACTTCAAGACCTTTATTATCGCCCGTAATCGGATCAACGCCGCCGATTATATCAGCCTCAGTAACAAGCGACGGGTCAATGTCTTTGTACTTGATTGTGATTGTGTCGTTGAAAATTTTATCGTCGTCCAGAATCGCAAATTCAACTTTGTTATCCGAATTATAAGCCGCAGTATAATCTATATCAGCCGTCAAAACATTTTTTAAAGTTTCTTCCGCCGTGATTAACAAACTCGTCGCATTACTCGGCAAAATATACGGCAGGTCTGCAACGGAGCAGTCAGTTATTACTGAGTCTGTGCCAACGTCATAAGAAATTGTAATAACATCTGCAGGGAACGGACGACCGACTATAATATCAATAGAAGTTTCGCCCGTGTCTTCGTCCGTTGAAATCATATAGTCAATGGTATCTTCTAAAATAACGGTCGCTGTATCGCTTGAAGATACTTCTAACGTATCAAGTAAAATGTTGCCGTCGAGTTCAACGGGATTTTCACTAATGCCGCCAAAATTTTTCTCGACTTCTACAGAATGTTTATCCGGGACCTCTGAAGTAAATACTCCGTGTTTAAATGCCATGATAAATATTCATCTCCGTTCAAAATAATTATGAATTATGAATTATTTTCCAATTCTTAATTCTAAATTCTAAATTCTAAATTAAAAAAACCGCCTTGATTAAAGCGGTCTTGTTTTGTATAATGCTGTTTACAGCAGTTGGTTGTCGGCTTCTCTCTACGGAGAGGAGGTGACGCGAATGACTACCTTCGAGAAAATCGTTGCAACCTGCACCGTAGTTCAAACCGTCGTCACCGTTTTAAATTACTTTTTTCAGTAAAATAAAAAGCCGTATACACGGCGACAACTTAGATAGATAATCTGAGAAGCCGACGCGTTAAGCCGACTGCTCTTTTATTATTTTAGTTGAAAAAATATTTTACGTCAACAGTTTCTTATGATTTAGTATTGCCTTATTTAAATGAATGTGCTATAATTCAAGACGAAAGGGGGAAAGCGAATGGACTTAGACAGCATGATGAATTTAGTAAGTTTCCTGTGGTCGATGTTTCAGATAATCGAGAGGCTGACAAAGAAAAAACGTTCCTCGAAAAAACGCAAGAAACGTAAAACCAAGAAACGCAATTAAAAACTAAATTCAACAACTCAACAGGGCGAAAGCCCTTTTTAGAGTAAGTCCATTCTAAATGATATGAAAAAAATCTTCAACAAAATTGACAAAAAACATTTGGCGGTATTTTTGCCGTTGACTGTTGCCGCGTATGTTGTCGGCGGAATCAGTCCGATGTTTTTGCTGGCAGTCGGTGCAGGTGTCAGTTATATTATTTGGCAGGTGGTTGACAATGCCTAGCGGTGGTAAACGTGACGGAGCAGGCAGACCCGCCGATTATGGAATTGCAAGAAAAAACTGCACTATGAAAGCAACGCTCGAAGAATGGCAGATTATAAAAGACTTTGCACAGATTTTGAAACACGGCGACAGAAAAGCCGCTATCGAGTTCGTAAAACAATTAAGAATTAAGAATTAAGGATTATGAATTATGAATTATTTTCCAATTCTTAATTCTAAATTCTAAATTCTAAATTTTTAATTGATGTTCAGCCTCGGAGTTGCTACCAGATAACGGGCGGCAATTATCCCGAATACAAAAGGCTCGGGCTGTTCCGTCGTTATCGGTTCAAATGCTATCGGCAGTTCTAACCTGAAACGCTTGCTTAAAATCGGATTGGTGAGCAGGAACTGACGAATTTTTTCAGCTATGTTCAGCATGTCCCGCCAATCGTTTCCGATATCGTCCGTGTATGCTCCGATTGTCAAAGCTACCGTAGCATATGAATGGTCGCCCTCATCTTCCACGTTTTTTAATGTGACTATGACGCACGGATAAAACGCATTATTTTCAAAATCGCCACGCGGTATATCATGCTCGAAAACTTGAATAGCCTTTTCGCCTTGATATTCAGTCATCGCCGTCTTATCCTGCAGAAGTTTTCTGAGATTATCCGCCAACGTTTCTACCAAAATAAGTGGTGTCATAAAATTACCTCGCAAAAAAAATCTGACAAAAATTCGCCCGCGTTATTCCGACAAGCCGCCGCCGACCTTACTCGACGGGCAAAAGTTAATTGCCCAAAAGATAACGTTTGAAAGAGAGAAGAGGGCGGCACGCGGGCGTAAAGCGTTTTTCTTTTTGTAACTTTTTCTTTGACGCAACAAAGAAAAAGTTTTTCAAACAAAATTAAACTCCAGTTAAAATAGAAGAAGCCGCATGCAAAAGCTCAATGCCAATTCTATGCTCAATCTTGTTCAGAATAGGAGTAGAAACTTCAGGGTGACTGACCATGCCCGGTGCAGATACAGT